GACTCTCAAAATGTCTAAACCCGTCAGCAATTCCTTTTAATTTATCTGAAAGACTTTCTTTTTGTTCGTCATCACTACTAAATATACTTCCAATACTTGACCATAAATCACCTAAACCAGCATCTTCTAAACCTTCACCCATCGCTTTAATAGCAGGCCCGACAGCTGCAATCTTTTCTGAATCAATATCATCGCCACTAAATTCTCTAAGCCCCGCCGCAAGCGCGCTCATTTGAGCAGCAAGACCAGTTTCTTTACCTTCCTCAGCGAATACTCCTGCAATTCCACTAAACACTTCACCTAAAGCAGCATCTTTTAATCCCATGCCCAAATCTTTTATAGCAGGGCCAACGAGCTTCATCACTTCAGGCTTAACATCATTCATCTTTATTAGAGCATCGGCAAGGGCAGATAGTTCCTCGCCATCAGGAATGAATGTAACCAAACCTCCCACGCCCGGCAAAGAATCTAATACTGCCACAACACCTTCAGCAGCTTGTTTTAAATCATCACCATCCAAAGTTTCAAAAGTTTTTAATGAATTAACAAATGGAGGAAATGAGTCTGCCAGAGCATCGAGTCCAATGCTGGCGAGCTTGCCAAATATAGCAATAAATGCACCAAGACCAGTAGCAATTGCAGCTGCTGACACGGCGAAAATCCCCGCCGCTATCGCGACTTGAGGAGTACCAAGGGCCATAACAAATCCTGCAATGATGCCACCAGCCGCACCACCAAACATTTTGCCCATCAATCCGCCCATTTTACCCATTTTACCACGGCCGAATCTTCCGGATCTTCCGCCACCACGACCACCGCCGCCTTCATCACCGCCGTCACCGCCACCACCGCCGCCACCAAGGCCGTCCAATTTACTTGCAATTTCTTTTAAATAACTATTCCGATCACGGTCTAACTTTTCTTTTTCTCTTTTTTCTTCAGTTGCGCCTGCGCCAGTTGCCTCAGATACATCACCTTCCTCTTGCGTTTTCTGGCGATGCGAAAGGTCAACATCCTCGGCGATATTCTCGGCTATTTCAAGTTGAGCATCCCCATCCTCGGCGATATTCTCGGCTATTTCAAGTTGAGCATCCCCATCCTCGGCGATATTCTCGGCTATTTCAAGTTGAGCATCCCCTTCTCGACGAACGTATTCGCTGAATGCCTGGTCGTACTTGTGGTCCGCAAGGCCTTGGGCGAGGAGCTCCTCGTGGCGCGCCTGCGCGGCCGCCTCAGATTCATCACCTTGATCAACAAGAAGATTCGAATCTTCTTCCTTTTCCAAAAGATTGATGAGAATTTCCTGCGCAATCAGGCTACGCTCGTCCATTTCAATTTGCTTCTCTTGCCGTTGAGCATCTCGCTCGAAGGCCTTCTTCTCGGCCTTCTCGTCGCGGATTTGCATCCCGTGAATCTTTTCACGAAGTTGCTTCTCTTGTTCCGCTGTGGTTAGTTTCTTCTTCGGCCGCCGTAAGCTCATCCTTCCTGTTAACCGAAAATTGTCCATCATGGTGTCGCGCACGAGTGAAACTATTATCTTTTTCTGCCAACTCTCTTCTTTCTCGAAAGCCTCGGCGCTGCGTTCAGAATCCTCTTTCTCCCGCTTTTCTATAGCGGCCGCCTTTGTCTTATCTTTATTTGATATTTTTTTGATGGTTTCTTTGAAGGATGCCATTTTTTATTCTTTCTTATTTCTGTTGCCCGAACCAACATATAAACCAAACCATGCAGCACCAGCACCAACAACAGTAGAAACAAATCCTGCCTGTGCCATTGATGGGTCTGATAAACTCATAAACCATATCATACACTTATAAAAAGCAATACCATATAATATCATAAGTATTCTTGGAACAACACGCCATTTATCAACAGCAGAAGCTGATACCTTATTATACCAACTTTGTTCTACAGATTCAACTGTACTTCTATCTACTTCTACTATTGTTACTTTATCATTGTCGGACATATTTTACCTTCTTCGTCTTTCTGATTCTTCTCTCTTTCTTTTTTCTTCCTCTAAATAATTTATTAACATTCCAACATATATTTCCCTTTCCCAAGGAAGCATTCCTTCTAATTCACTTAAATTATAATTATGATGTTGCATCATTCCAAAGTTAACTTGATAATAATTTATCAAATTATCATGAGAAAGGGCTAATCGAAAAAACTTTGAAGCCCCTCAACAGGAATTTCACTTTTCTTTTTTGTTTTTGGGTTTGTTACTTTAATTACATGTCTCAATTTCGGCATAGTTTCAAAGAAATTACTTACTTCTTGAAAATTTTCAGTTGACATGCTATCAATAAATTGATCTAATTCTTTATTTGAAATATCCACTTTGTTATAAACTGTTTTACCATCACGAATTTCAAGAACACATCTTTTAATCATTTCAAAGAGTTCAACTATTTGGCCTTGCGGATCAAATCCTTCCATATCTGATAAACATGGATATTTCATTACTATAGAGATACTTTTTGTTAATTCAATAATATTAGTGTGATCTTTAGTCATTTGAACATCAACATTTTTTAAATCAATTTCAACTTCTACTTCTGTTTCATTATCATCAGGACAAATTAATTTAAGTTTAACTTTTTCTCCAACCGATTTGCTTCTTAATTGTAAAAAAACATATTCAAGATCAAACATAGCCATATCATAAGGATCAAGTTCTCCAAAAGTACAGTCGGTTATAATTTGAGCAAATGCATTTTCAATTTGTTTATCCTCTTCTGATTCTTGAGCAATCATTAGAATTTTTTGTTCCTTTACAAGAAAGGGTCTATATTTTATTGTTTTACCAGTAGAAGGTAACTCCAATTCATAAGTCATAGTATTAAGTTTAGGTAGTGCCATAATTTTTCATCCTTTATTCATGAATTTAATATATTTTCGCTGCATTGCGAATCTTTGTTAGTCCAATCAGTATGTACGTTGGCCGTGGCCATCGGCCCGGGTCACAGGGATCGCATGGGCCCAATATGTCCATTCTTCAGGACTCATATCATCTGAATTAACCTTGAATCCCATACCACCAGCATAGCCGACAACTGTGTTCCTGACTATCTCTAAACTTTCCCAATATCTAAAAGCAAAAGCTACTGGAAGAAGTATAATTTCATTTTGAGATTCCATACTTAGTTCTGTTGGTGAAATTGTTTTAGGAAATGCTTCCAAAAGTTTAATTCCATACCTTCTTTCATTTTGTCTATTTAATATGAATATATCAACTTCTCCTATGTAATCATTATAATATCCTAAATCCCAAGTTGAGTCATTAAATGCTAATTGTTGCCATTTTTCAAAAAAGACTCTTTCCCATAAAGGGCCGCTTGCAATAAAATTCATAGTTATATCTTCTGCATAAGTTACACCATCAACAATTTCTCTGGTAGGCCCATAAATGTTTGAATCAGTTAAAGTATTTAAGTTTCGGCCTGGAAGCGTTACCTCTTTACATTTTAAAGAAATATCTTTAGTCTCTGATGGCACCGCACCTAAACCAATTGGTGGATAAATTAATACTTCAAATCGGTTTGATTCTGCAAACCCATCCTCGGTGTGTATTAATGATATAAATTCCTCAAATTTATTAGCAGCAGACTCTGATGCAAATTTAGGCTGCATTTTTGTCATTAAATCATACTCCTAGATTCTCTCCAAACTTCTTTGTCACTAGCCTTCTTAAATCTTTGTACAGGAAGTAAAGTTGCGATTGTAAATTCATCTGCATCAATTCTACGAAATTGAGATTTAGTTTGTCCAGCTAAATATTTATGTATAGTTGGTTTAATTAAATTAACTTTTTTTAAACTTTTATAATCAACCATTAATTTTGTAGATTCATCAAATTCAGTATTATTAGAATAATCTACTAGTTTATCAAGAAGTCTAATTCGTAATGGAATTGGAAGATAATGAAGATTGATTCCAAGAAATCCATCGTCATAAGTTTCTAACGGAAGCACAAGGGGAAATACATCATAATATGGAAGAGTTTTTTTGAATTTAGGATCATAGAAAAACATATTTAATCTACCATAAAATGGTTTATTGTTCCTTTTACCATCTCGAATTAACTTTTGAGCACTAGGTTTACCAAATTCTTTAATTTTTTCTTTATACCACGCAGTAGAGCGAGGCCTTCCTCTCGCTTCATCCTTAACTGCTTGTATAAATTTGCTTACTGCCATATCAGTATTATTTATATCGAATGTTAAGATGTTCTTCTGTTAAAATTTTAAATTCCATATCATTATTATTGCACCATTCTGTTGCATATTTCCATTTAGCCTCATTAATACCCCATGTTTTGACTTCATTAAACCATCGTCTGGTTTTTTTCTTTGGTTCTGAAGATGGTGGAGAGCATTGTTTTTTAGGTTTTACTTCTATAATAAACTTCTTGATTGTTCCATCATGTTGTTTTGTTTTAATATAAAAATCTGGAAAATATCTATGAACTCTACCATCCCAAGGAGATAAATAGGGTATAATGACTTCTTCACTCCCCCATTCAATTATGGAATTGTT